CGTTATTGATCCGATGGCATCATTTGTACACGCGGATGTAAACGCTGACCCTGCTGCGGGTGCAGCATTTATGGGTTTACTTGCTCAAATCGCAACGGAAACAGGGGCAACGGTAATCGTAAATCACCACATGGCAAAGGTAAGCGACAATGATTTTATCGACTCGCCAGAGAAAGCTCGTAATAAAATTAGAGGTACGTCTGCAATTGTGGACGGTGTAAGGTGTGCATTCTCTGTATGGCAAGTGGATGAGCCTACGGCTAAATCACGTTGTAAAGACTTGCAGGTTCCATACACAAGAAACGCTGTGTTTGATGGTGCGGTGGTAAAAGCAAATGGTCCTGCTAATCGGGAGATAAGACACTTTATTCGTAATCCAGATACTGGTCTGTTAGAAGATAAGAGTATAGAGATAAGAAATTTTGCCATGTCTCAAACTGTTCGAGAAAGATTAGAATATGTCTTTAACTTTATTAAAGAACGAGAGGAGCGCGGCATTCCTGTTACTAAAGGTGGTATGCATGATGGTATTTTTGAAGCCATAAGAACAGCGCCAAACGATGATATCAATGCAGGCAACCTTAGAAATTTAGGAGAGAGCACAATTAAAAAGGCTGTGACTAAGCTGCAAAATGATAAACGTATTGACCAGTTCAAAAGAAGTAAAGGTAACCCTCGTAAGTGGCTTGGTGTTATCGGGGGTCAATTAAATCAAGAAGAAAATGAGATTGCTCATGCCTAGTAAAGATACAGAAATAGAAACAATAATAAAACAGCTTAAAAGAAAAGCCCAGGTATTAATTCTTGATGGAGATAGCATGGGTCTTTTAAATGGAAAACAGAAAGGCGAAGAAATGCTTACTCTGTTAGAAATGTTAGAAAGAGCGATAGATAAGAAGTAATCGTGGGACAAGGAGGTAAACCCGCCTCAAAACTTGCCCCCGATAAATAATACAGATATTTATTTAAGTTATCAACATTAATTTTTTTCTTTATCTATTTCTTTCTTATCTATTTTTTTCTCCCAAGGAGGTTTCGATAAGCTAACGCTACTCTTTTTAAAATTAGCTACCTTACGCCTATAACCTAACCATTCTTTTTGCCTCTCAGTCCACTTTTCATTAGTTCTATCTCTCATGGGCGTGGCATCGGTTTGATAGGACCGCCTGATGGAAACGGTGTGCGTTTGCAATACATCATAATATCTTTGCCATACGTGTCGGCAAGAACATCATATACATCATCAAACAAACCATCGCCCATGTATTCATAGCAAGCTTGTTCGCTTGGCAAAAGAATAGTGGTTGATACGTTTTGATCTTCAACAACGTATTCAATCACAAGCAACGTGTAGAATAGTTTAAACATCAGGTTACTCCCATCTTTTTATCTTCAGCCTCATATTGTGCTCTTTCCAACCTATCAATCCAGTTCTGCAAAGTCTGGTAATTGGCAAAGCCAAGCAACTCAGCAGCCTCAGATAACGTTTTGGTTTTGGTCAAAGCCCTTTCAATATAGTTACGCTTAACTCTATCAAGTGCAGCGTTCATATCAAAATCATCAGGATCATCAACAAAAGAACCATCGGGCATATCACCATCAGGATTAAGCTCACGGTGTTCATCGTTTACGCTAATGTTGTACCTGATTTCTTCCATAAACTCTTGTAGATCGGTTTGGGTTTTAATACCGCCCAACCGCTCAAGTGTGTAATGCATACACATTGTATCATCTGCAATGGACATTTTTACCTCTCCTAAATAAAATCTTCTGGACCTAACTCTGGCAAGTTTCGCGCAAGCTGCAACTCACTAGGCATAGCCCTAAGACGAAAAAACCCAGAATACTCTGGATATAAATCCATAAACCATCGAGCAAAAAATGCTCGATAGTTATTGTTTAATTTAAATGTAGATCTTCCGTCCACATCTGCTTGATCTGTCTCCCATCGAATACGCTCAAACACACCGTTGACTGAATATTTGCTAAACCCACGCTCGATAACCTCAAACGTAAACTTAACAAAATACTCCCAAACTTTGGGGTTTTCTTTGTGAAACTTAACAGCAGCTTCTTCCATCTCTTCATATCGAGTTTTCATGCTGCTTCCTCCTCATCGCCCCTTAGTTTTGTCGCTATCTCTTCAATAGGCTGAACGGTCATACCATGCGCTTCAACACATCCACGATAACGGTTCAGCCATCGGGCTAAATCAGCAGCAGCTTGCCGCCTTAATTCAAAACGAGATTCTTCGTTATCGGGATCATATGGTACATAACCACCACCTTTTCGTCTACTGGACATCGGGCTAATAAACGCAGGAGCTTCATAGCTAATCGATGTTGCCAATTGACTAATATCTATCTTCTCAACTGGTGGAATGTGAACCTGAATACGCAATCCACTAATTAACTGACGCGCCAAACCCATGCGATATTGACGAGCAGCTTCCTTGTCTCCTGAATTAAAAAACCTCTCGTAACAAGGATGATCGGGCTTGTCTTCAAGCCACTCAGTAAACTCATCTACCTTAAACATATTACGCTTTGTCTCAGACAGATAGCTGTCAACTATCTCCTGGCGTTCATCTTTATTCCAAATTGTATCTATTCTATCTTCCATAATCTTTCCTTATGTTAATTTTTAAAGTGGTGAGGGATCTGCATAACCCCCCACCTTTGGTTTCTGTGACATGCAGCACCCCGACGTGCCTAGCCCACCCCGAACGGAACCAACCTAGACCGCCATAACTTGCCGCACCCCACCGTGCCGAAACGAAACCCGCCCCGCCTGAACAGGACCGAACCAACCCGAACCGCCTTTGCTTATCTCGACAGGCCGAACCATGAACCGTCTCACCGATCCTTGACCGCCTTGTCAAACCGAACCGAAACTGACCCCGCCCGACCGCGCCCCGCCTTGACCGCCCTTCCAAACTCCAACTCATCCAGACTAATCATACCTCGCCACACCTCACCCAGACCGCCATATCGAAACGAACCGCATGAAACCAAACCCAGCCTAACCGAAACCGCCTTAACCGAACCCGACGAACCGCAAACTACCGTCCACAACGCGCTCAACCTAGACCGCCTTAACAAATCATACCCCATCACAGAGTGCCGATCCGAACCACAACCGCCTTACCTTGTCGTTCAGGTGGACATAGGCAATGCCCACCTGTAATGCTTGCCAAAAACACCTCCTATGCTGCCATTCTTCGAGCGCGTTCTTGATCTAAGAAACCCATAAGCTCTTCTGTCATATCATCAGCGTATTCGGGATGATCCATCGCATCTTTTTGCTCTTTCATCCCCTGCTTCGTAATGCGCTTCCAATCTTCCTTATGATCGTTCCAATTGGACATTCCCTCACCAGTAACGGTAAAGCACCCGTAATTACCTCTCCCCTTTTCTTGACGAAAATCACCTAAACCAATGATTGTCCCTGCATTTTGCAACAACGTAAACACATCAGTCGCAGTCAAAGTTGGCATTACAAAGTTAATTTTAACTTCTGCACACCATTCCTTTAAATATGCCCTTGTTCGCATATCGGGAGTTTTATTGATATCTGCCATACGAACCGTGTCGATTTTTAAATATGGTTTACCATAAATTTCCACCTCCAAATCGGGCAAGAAAATCAAACGCTGTACATTTGTTTTTGCAACGCCTTTTGTTTCAATCGCAGCCGTAGCCATCGCTTGCTTGATCGCAGCAGGTGGGAAGTACAAATGAGTATTTCCGTGGCTCTTTTTATAAACAGAATCTCGAAACTCTTCTTCGGGATTGTGCTTTATCTCACGCCTCTCCGCTGCGGTCTTTTTGCCACCACCGATTAACAAATCACGTTTTGCCTTTATGCTCATTGAATTGTAATAAAAAGGTGTTACTCCAATTAATCGCAATTTAATTTCAGCGTGTTTTAACGCTGTAACCATTACGTTTTCTGCTTCAGTCTTCTTCTTTGTTATAGCCATTTTTTCCTCCTTTGGCTGTGTGCTCATTATGAACACTCTTCTTTAATTTCTCCTGTGCCCTCACATTCGGGGCATTCCATTGTGCCAACGTCGATATAACCAACGTCACGATTAAATCCGTGTGGTCGGGGGTTATCGACTTCAATCAACCCCCAACCCTCGCATTCCTTACAAAACTCAGTCATCAAACTCTCCTTGATCCTCCGCTTGCAAGAAGTCGGCAAAGGTCTGACACATCTGCGTGATAACTGTAGCAAGTGCCATGTCCCTTTCTTCTTCCTCCGTTGTAAGCATAAGCGTACCGCCTAAAGCCCTAGCCAAACTGACCATCGCCATCTTGCCATCAGCTTCATTCTTCTTCAGATACTTCACGATTACTTTATAAGCCTTCTTAAAGCTTTCATCTGCGTCAAAGTCTTTTCGGATTACTGTTGTATATTTAGGCATCTTACCAACTCGCCTGGTAAATAACGCTGGCCCATCGAGTTTCATCAACCCAATCAGCAGCAGCATCAAACGCCTTAGCGTGTTCTTTGCCTTCGGAACGTAATTGATCCCACCATTCTTCACCGCCAAAGAAAAATCCGTGGCAATCGTCATTTGTAGGCAACTCATTATCACGCAACGCATTTGCAATCTTGCGCAACTGATCGCCTTCAAGCTCAATTCTCTGGCACTCATCAACACCATCGGCAAACTCATTTACAATGTAAACGTGCAGCGGTGCGAACTTGCGCCAGTATCCCATATCAAGAATTTGGTTACTAACCTCAAACCCATCAACAGAAGGTCGCTCCACTCTCAATGATCCACCTTCGGGCGCTTGCTGTGAATGATCCCACGGATCAATATACTTATCGCCTCTTAAATACATATCTAAACCCATGATTTTACTTCCTTTCAATATGCTAGATATCCCATAGATAAAATAGTTTATAATCATTGTCAAGAAAAAAATAAAAAAATTTATGAATAAAAAAACCCCCAACGCTTTCGGGTCGGGGGTGTCTAGTTAAGTGAGGCAGAAAGGCAGACCAATGCGTTTTCTGCAAAAAACTTTTAACATGGGAAAAATCCCAAGTCAAGTTTTTATTCTTTTACCACCATTGAAAAACAATTCCCATAATCCAAAGCATCACGGCGATAAAAGTAATCGCCGCAATAATCCAATCTTGCCAATCAATCATTTTCACCACCCTGTGTTGTACTCTGGATCTATTGGTGCGATCCCTGCGTTGTGAATATCTACCGATGAATATTTATCAAATAATTTTTCATAGTTTTGAATTGCTTCATCTTTAGTCCAACAAATCTCCCAGTGATCAGTCAGGTATACTGGTTTATCTGGGTTTCCCCATTCTTGGTCAGGTGTGCCAGTTTTATTTCTGATTGTGTAAAACAACACCCACAGGTGACACTCATCATCTATTAATTCATCAAACATTTTCTTTCTCCTGTCCAGAATAAATCTCTTTGACCTCCATTACCGTACCCGTTAATGTGATCTGATGCACAGGATACCATTTGGTAATTAAATTTGAATTAAACGGTTTGCCATCTTTAGGTATAGCAACCGTAATGTGCGGTATTTTATTATCACTATGATAACCCTCTACCTTAACTGCAATCGCATCGTTTGAAATACCTAGCTCTGTAACATTAAGCTGCACAGACTTGCCGATGTCATTTCTCAAATGATCTGGCACGGGCTTTTTAAACCCCATAGTCATATGATGCGCGATACGTTTCCAAGTTGATGAGATGTCTATTATCCCATCAACAAACTTGATTAACTTAGCTCGATTGTCATCGTCTAAAACAACGGCGGAATATAATAAATTGCTCGTGCTCATAGCTCGTCCTCCGATAAATACATTTTTAAAATCTGTTTAGGTTCAAACTTTTGTTCAAGAACTTGAACAAACATTTCCTCCATTGCTGTGAAATCTTCAATGCTTACATCTTCTGCGATTTGATCTAACACAGCGTCGATCAATTTCTGCTCATTCATAGCTCGTCCTCCATGTCATAAATTCTTGTCACAATTGCGCTCAACGCGCCCCCTAAATATTCCTTTGGACAGTTCAACACCACATCCCTCACATCGTATCGATTGAGCGCCGCGTCTTGTCGAACCTCCCTATTGCCTGAACAACTTTGAGGGTTCGCGCTGCATGACAGGGAATGCGGCTTCGCAACTGGCTCGACACGCTTAGCAATTGCTGCGGCTTCCTGATGTGCACCAGAGGTAACACGACACGCGTTCAACCATTTCAGCAACGCCTCCTTGCTCACAGGTACATCGACCAGTGCCATGTCCTTCCCGAACTCACGCTTCGCATCTGCTTGCGTCCCGACCCACGAACCTTGGTTATTTGTATATAGTCTCATTCGTCGTCCTCCTCATAGTCATAAGCAAACCTTGGGGTGTACTCATTAGCATCCAACATTTCCCAAAGTTCTTCCTTTGTAAGCCAAGAGCAGATCATATTAAGCCAATCATCTTTACTCGTTAATTCATCGACTTTTTCGATATGCTGCCAAAACTTTTTGTAGTCATTTGACTTGTAATTACTTGGTATGGTCATTTTCTTTTACCTCTTTTGTTTACTAGACAATATAGTACATATCCCAGATAATCCCATAAGTAAACCCCCCAATATAAAAAAATTTATAAAAAATGCCCTCATTGATTTTAAACGATAATTTACGTCAAAAAAAATCACGTTAAAAGCTGACGTAAGTAACGTAACGTAGAATATTTAATAATATCAATGGTTTAGCGATTTACGTTATTTACGTTAAAAAGTTAATTTGACGTAAATAATGTAATGAAATCAATACGTTATTTTACGTTATCTACGTCACCCCCCTTACGGGGGGTATATATACCTTACCCCCCTGATGTAATGTTGATAATAACGCTTGTGATGTAGCTTTAGAAAAGTTTGGGATCAACACCACTTGACCATGGCAATGGATAGAGTAGTATAAGACGTATTAATTTTCAGGTAGCACGGGGTCGAGTATGCCAAAAGTTGGGGAGCAGGTAGCAAAGGGAGAAAAGAGACTTACGCCACCACAGCAAAAGTTTCTCGATAACTATATCCATAAAGACATGACCCAGACAGCAGCGGCAAGAGACGCAGGATATAAAAATCCAAATGTTTCCGCCGTGCAGCTTCTCAATCATCCACGGGTTAAAGAACGCATGGAAGAAATGCGACAGGAGCTTGAGGCTAAGTACGGGGTGTCAATCACCAAGTCAGTTCGAGATATGCAACGGCTAAGAGATGAAGCATGGCAAGAAGGAAATTTTAGTGCAGCAATAAAAGCAGAAGAATTAAGGCTAAAGGTAACGGGATTGATGGTTGCCCGTAGCCACGTAACACACGAACACGTTGATAATCTCAGTCGGGAGCAGATCGTCGAGCAACTCCAAGAATTTATGGATCGTGCTAAAAATCGTATGATTGACGTAACACCAACAGAAAATCCCACAGAACCCGAACAAAATCCTATAACAGACTATAACCAAGAGGCGGCTGAATAACGGGAACGCTTGGCGGGGGGAGAGAAATGCCCACTCGCCCCGTTTTCCTGGGTGCTCAGTGGGGGGAAGGCTTTTTTTCGGGGTCGGGGTAGCAAAAAGCGTTTACGCTACTCATCGGGCTTTATATTAGCTATCGGGATCGGGGTTATTATCGGGGTCGGGGTCGGGATATGATCGGGATCGGGGCATATATATAATATTCAAACATATGAATGTATATATTTGTGATCACATAAACTAAATTTGTGATCACAAAACGAATAAAATAATATAAAATAATTTGGTATTTTATGGGATTTTTGTTTGACATTATATAAAAAAATTTATATCCTTAGTTATATCTAGAAAAAAGGAGTAAATAAAATGCAAAAGTTGACACTCGAAGAGTTCAAGAAAGTTACTTACGATTATGAACGTCGTGACATGATGCACTGGATGTTAGAAAACTGTGATCGAGACTTTCTTGCTAGTATCATGGCAGATCACATAGAAACTAGAACTGTGTTGCGTGAACTTAGCGACAGTGGATATTTATTTAAGACGGTAAAGGAGTAAATAAAATGACAAAAGAAGAAGCATGGAAAATTATTGGTAATCAACCAGAGTATGCAATTAAAAACATGGTTAGGGCATTAAATATGCTTACTTGGTTAAATACTGAGGAAGATAAATTAAGATTAGAAGCCGCAAAAATTTGTCTTAAAACCAAAAATCCAAGGTATGAATAAGGAGTAAAACCAAATGAAACTTAAAACAATTGCATCAAATATGACAGAGTTAAATTTTAACGGCGTATCAATTATGTTTTCATACGATACACCCGTTGCTGGCTGGGACAATCAAGGTGCGTTTAAAACGAGTGAACATTACAGTCCCACAACATCAAAGCATATCAATAAGTATCTTGGAAAAGATAAAGACATGGCTAGGACAGTTAGTCAGTCTTACATCAATAGCCTTGTGGCATAATATTTTTCTAAGGTACCCTAACGAATTTTGATATTTATTCGGGATCGGGAACAGGTGGGGTCATACCCCACCTGTTGCTGCGTCTGTGTCGGTCAACACTCTACACTAAGTTTTCCACCAACAGCCACCACAAAAAAACTTTAGGTACCCTACAGACATTAGGACACCCCCATAAAGGGGGATGTCCATGTCTGTCTATCTTAGGTACCCTATCCTCTTGACAGGTACCCTAGACCGTCCCATAAATTACCACATGCCTAAATATAGATTGTCTTATTGTGAGGTTGTTGAGTTTGAGGCGCAGACTGCGGGTGAGGTTGTGCCGTTTATTGCTGTGAGTCATATGATGGGCGGCGAGAGTGAATCTAAGTTTATTCGTAGGTTAGCGATTGAGTTTTGCGAGTATAATGGTAAGAATTATTGTTATTCTAATAGGCATAAGTTGGCAAAAAGCATGATAAGAAATGGATTGCTAGAGTGTGTTGATTAAATTTCGACTTGCTGTTAGGATGCCGATTAAGTTTGATAGGAGAATTTGCGCATGGTAGCAGTAAGAACTGGATTAACTACTCCCCCACCTATGCCTGGAATGCCTGCCCCGATGCAGCCTATGGGTGGAATGCCACCGATGGGTGGCGCACCTGCGCCGAATCCGTTTGCTCCTATGCCCCCCATGCCATTGGCGGGTTCGCCTCCTCCTCCGATGCAGCCCCCAATGGCGCAACAGGGTTCAAATGCGCCGAGGCGTAAGCGTTTTGGTGATTCATTAGAGGGTATGTTGGGTCGTAATATGTTTGCGCCTCAGATGCCACCACCGATGATGCAGCGTCCTATGCCTACACCTATGATGCCGCGTCCTATGGAGATGGGCGGCGCTGTTCAGTATTTTGCGAATGGCGGTAATGCGAATCAACAGGCTGCGGAGAGTATGTTATCTGCGGGTATTGGGAATGTTGGTGGTAAGGCGATTACGTCAGATGCGCAAAGTATACAAGATCGTTTTTCTGGTTTAGCTAATAGAAGGAAGAGAAGAAGGCGTAAGAGAAGGGCTAGACAAGAAGCTGAGAGGTTAGCGGCACAACAAGCAGCGGCAGAAGCGGCGGCAGCGGAAGCGGCTGCATTAGCGGCATCACAAAATGCCGCGTCTAGTCTTGCGTCATTACCGACAGGAGGTCCAGGCACCTTTCCCCCTGCTGCTCCACCTCCACCTCCACCTTCTACTGATATAACTCCAGAGGTTTTTGTACCAGAGG